GTTGCAGCTGTAGCTAATATACCCGGAAGTCCTAGTAATGATGATTATGTAGAAGTATCTAATTCTACAGGTATTGAATCATTTTCACCATTAGCTGGCCTACCTAGTGGGTTTACAGGTGATACTGGATTAACAGTTAAATTAAGATATACAAGTTCTGGTAGTACTTGGAATTATCAGTCCTACCATGCAAGCGATTCAGAAGATAGATACCTTCCAACATACGGTAAGCATAATACGACACAAGTTAATTATACAGTTAAAGTAATTACTAAGACTGCCGCTCATAGATATCATGGTACTGGCTCATCTAGTGGTTATACTATTGGTGGTATTGAATCACCTTTCTTAACTTTAATACCCGGAAACATTTATAGATTTGATACGTCAGATTCAAGTAATACTGGACATTTGTTAAAATTTTACCGTAATGCAGATAAGACTGGTCTATGGACAGATGACGTTACTATAAACGGTACATCTGGTCAAACAGGTTCTTATACTCAAATTGTTATTACAGATGTCACACCCGGATATTTAAGTTATCAATGTGCTTCAGCTGGTCATAATTATATGGGTAATGGTATGACCACTAATACTGGAGCTGGTGGTAGTGGAGCCACAGGCGGTGGTAGTGATGCTTTATTTTTAGAATACGATCAAGTTATGACTGCTGATCATAGTATTGGTGCCTATAAAAATGCTTTGTCATATGGTCCAATAGCAATTAATAGTGGCATAACTTTAACAATCCCATCAACTTCAAAATTACTTGTACTTAATTAATTATTATGGCTTACGGAAAAATAAAAGCTGATACTATTACATACGATAATAGCGGATCAGATGTTGATACAACAATAGCTTCATTAGTAGCACCTAAAGAAGGTACGGCTATTGTTTCAACAGGTGAATCAGGAACAACTAAGTTCTTAAGAGTAGATGGTGATGGAACTTGTTCTTGGCAAGTACCACCTGACACTAATACTCAATTAACTTTAATTGACGAAGATGATATGGCATCTAATGATAATACCAAACCGCCTAGTCAACAGTCAGTTAAAGCTTATGTAGATACAAAAGCACCAACAAATAACCCTACATTTACAGGAACAGTAAACGCCGCTGCATTAACACTGTCAGGCGACCTAACTGTAGGAGGCACAACTACTACAGTTAACTCAGCTACATTAGAGGTAACTGACAAAAACATTGAAATAGGTAAAGTCTCAACACCAACAGACGTAACTGCTGATGGTGGTGGTATTACACTTAAGGGTACTACAGATAAGACTATTACTTGGACAGACGCTACAGATACTTGGGACTTTAATCAAGATGTAAAAATCATTAATGATACAAATGTAGGAATAACTTTTACACATCAAGGTGCAACAGCTGAAATACAATTTACAGCTAATAGTGTCGATGAAGCAGGGGAAATAAGAGTAGGTGAATCAACTGGTGGTGGTGTTATGCAATTTAAAACCAAAACCACTGGTGGTACTCTTACACAAGCTTTAGAACTAGGCACTGATCAATCAGCCACATTTGCTGGAACGGTATCAGATTCAAAGGGTGATTTACGTAAAATCGTTATACACGATGTTACTACTAATAATTATACATGTGTTGCTTCTGATGCAGGTAAATCTCTTTGGATAACTGGAAACATAACTATTCCACATAATGTTTTTTCAGCAGGTGACGCTATAACTTTTGTTGGTAATGGTGCAGCTGCTACACTTTTAATACCAAATCTTACATGTTATAACGCAGCTGATGCTTCTACAGGTAATAGACAGCTAGCTGAAAGAGGAATAGCAACGATTATATTTGTTACTCCTAACCAAGCTAATATTTCAGGTTCGGGGTTGACATAATATGGCTATACAACAAATGACTTTTGGTGGTGGTGTTGCAGATCCAGAGAAGATAAATATATATATTCCAGCTAAGTTTGGAGCTGATACTGAGAACCTTGCAACTGGTTCGTACCCCGGTGGTAATCTAAGAGGTGCATCAGTAGCTACCTATTGGAGTGCTGCAACTAAAAATTATTATAGTCCAAGCCCTTCAGTAACTAATGAATTTAAAGAAAGTGACTTTACTAGAGTTGGAGACGGTATTCTTAAATTTAAGCTTATTAATGGAAATTATAAAATTTATGCGAAATCTGGTGATGGATCAGGTAATTACCATGGTGAAGGGAGAACTATGGAAGGTCAATTAACACTTAGCGCTACTGAGACTGATCTATTATTATTAATCCCTAATCATGGTTGTGGTGCATATGCTGGTGGTGGTGGTTTCTATCTTATAGCTGCAACCTCTGGAGCTTACACATCGACTAATAATGTTCCTATATTAGTTATAGGTGGCGGCGGTGGCGGTTACAGCGGTAATAATAATTGGGTAAGCCCTGGAAGTTTAAGTACAAGCTTAACTCAAAGTCGTCAAGGACCATCATTGGGTACTGGTGGAACTTATGATGGAGGTGCTAGTTTCTTGAACACTTATACTCCAGAAAAGTATGGTGGGGTTAATGCTACCAGAGCAAAGCATTTCACCTCTGGTGGTAGAGGGGGTTACGGTCAATGTGATTATCCGGGTGGATTTGGCGGAGGCGGAGGCGGCTGTCCGGGTGGCGGAGGTGGCCTTCCCGGTGGTTACCCCGGTACTGAAGGTCACTCTGGTGGCGGATATACTGGATCACAAGGTGGTGGTGGTGGTAAGTCTTATTACAATTCTAGTTATATTACAAGTATTACTTCTCAAGGTGGTGGTGCCATGAACAACACCACTTATTATGGAGAAAATGCAGCAAAAAACGGTTATTTCGGTATTTACGGACCTACCTAAATAATTAATTAAAATGGAAATCCCATCCATAAATTCCAAACTACCAGATGCTTTAGAATTCAAAGATATGATTCTAGAGCCTCCTACTGCAGATATGCCAGTATTCCCGCCGATTGTCATACCACCTAGTAATATCAAAGCTCCAGTTGGTGTAGAATTAGAGGAAGCACCAGCAGAAAAAGAAGAAACAACGACTGAACAACCAACTCTTAGAGTACCTGTTGTTAAGATTGACTTACCTTTACCTAGTACAGAAATCGTAGCTACTGCTACCTATGCAGCTGTTGCAGCTGTAGCCACTACCACCTTAGCTACTCCTTTATTTGATAAATTAAAAAAACAAATCCAAAAGTTCCTACAGAAAAAAGTAGATAAATGGAAGGAAAACCGCCAGAAGAAAAAGAAAAGGGACTCCTCAGTAAGCTGAAGGATGCAGCAGAGGATCAAGAACATCAGATACAAATCTTAGGTACATTCGTTAGGCTTGGCGTTGTCGTCTGGTCTGGATTTATCATTACGATGAACTACGTAGAAATACCTATGGTTAAAAAATCAGGTAATTCTGATATCACGTTCGTTGCTAGTGTATTTACTGGAGCACTAGCGACCTTTGGCCTTACTACAGGCAACAATAAAAAACAAGGTCCAGTAAATTGTCCTATGGCTAAAAAAAAGGAAGGATGAAAAAATGGCTTTTACTCTTCCTACTGGCATCACCCACGGTAGCGAGAGCAGAAATTGTAACCCCAAACTTTACGCAGGGGTCGATGAACAGTACAACAACTACAACAACAGATATAGTGGAAGAAATTACCACTACAACCTATGGAGCAGCGTTAAACAAATGGTCTGGGGACAACATAACCCATACATCAGCAACCTCTGGAGGTATAGTAGACAGCGATTCAATCTTCAACATGACAACAGCTGGTTCAGACTTCTCACTAGAGGTAGTAACAAGAGCAGCCAGTCAAGTAATCGAAAAGATAGAAGAAGTACGAGAAATCGCACAGGAATCTACTACTGTTTCCTTATCAGTCTTCTCGCAATAGCACCTGCTAAAGCAGAAGGTGAAACAAATAACACCTCTAATCCAGTTGCAGCAGCGACTGGAAATGTAACAAACCAAGCAGTCCAATTCCAGAACAACGGTGCTCCTTCAAGGCAGCACTACGGTTCTGGGGTTAGCTGTAATGGTGCTACGATGACGTTCAGCCCATTCTATATGGGCAATCATACTAAACCCTTTGACGAAGAAATGGCTCAAAGAAGCTACACAGTAGCTGAAAATTGGGGAGGACAAATAAACTTCATGTTTCCATTAGATCGAAGAGGTTTAGAACAGTGCAGAAAGATAGCTAAACAACAAGAAGATAAAATGAAGCTTGATTATGAGCTAGTCCGTGTACTAAAATGTGCTGAACTTCAACGAAAAGGCTTTATGTTAGCTGAAGGTACACGTAGTTACCACATGTGTAACGATGTTGTCCCTATAGTTAAGTATGAAAAAGAAAAGAAAGCTGCAGTTAAGCAGTATTTAAAAAAAGAATGTACTCCAGTTGAAGGATTTAGACCTCCTTGGAAAGCTAAAGAGTACAATTGCCCTAAACAACCCACTAAAATAAATGATTCTACTAATTAAACCCATCCTTATCAAGTTTGCTACATCAACATCAGTCAAAAGATTGCTAATTGATGTATTGAAAAAACTTGTTTCCACTACTGATAACACCTTAGACGATAAGGCTGTAGAAATTATAGAGAAACAACTATTTCCCGGCACATAATGGCTAAAAAAGCTACGGAAGATCAGTTTAACGAGTTGCATAACCTCGTTACTACTGAATTCCTTAAAAGAGTAAAGAGTGGAGAAGCTACCGCCCACGAATTAAAAGCAGCCTGTGATTGGCTGGTTAAAAACGATATCAGTGGTATTGCCTATGAAGGTACTGCACTAGATAAACTGGCAGCTGTAATGCCTCAAATTGATCCTGACCTTGTACAACGGAGATTATATGGCAAAAGGACTGAACACGTCTGATTATTATAAATCCCACCCTAAGGCAAGACGTAAAAAGAACGCTTATCAAAAGAAGTTCAACGCTTCACCACTACAAATTAAAAAAAGGACTGCTTTAAATGCCGAAAACAGGAGGCGAGGAACCTATGGTAATGGCGATAACTTGGATGTCTCGCATAAACAAGGCGGGGGCACAACCCTCGAAGCCCAATCCAAAAACAGAGCCAGAAACAGAGGTAAAAAAGCCTAGTGACACCCCTACTACCAACCCCTAAACATTACTTATACAATCTAATAACCATGACAAGTCCTGACGCTAAGAAGCTCTGGAGAAGAGCTGTTAAAGAGCACTTCAATTGTACATGTGTTTATTGTGGAAACCATTATGAAATTAATCAACTTACACTCGATCATGTTAAAGCTAAATGCAACGGTGGAGAAACAATTACAAAGAATATGGTACCAGCTTGTAGGAGATGTAATCAGGATAAAGGTAGTAGACACTGGAGGGACTGGATGAGAGATACGTTTGGATACAAACCGTATAGGGAGGAACTTATTTTAACACACATTAATTAATTATGGGTAAACCTAAAAAATATATAGGTGAAACTTGGTCTAATCCATTTGATCACGGTGGGAAAGATTATAGGTGGGATCACAAAAAAAAGGAATATGTAGTAAGTCATGGTGAATCTCCTATTTCATCTATCACACGTGCTTTAAAAGAAAAATTCCCAGATCCTTTAAAACATCTAGATGATGCTAGAGATGAAAGAGATAATAAATGGGCAGAAGGTGCAAAGGGATTAGCTGGTGCACTTATTGGTGAAGATGAACCTCAATCAGATTTAGGATCTTTAGCGGATATCATTGAGAATATAGCTGTTATTAAACGTACATTTGATAATAATAAAAAATTAGGTGAAGAAACTAAAGACGTTAAAATTGAAAATGTTGCAAAAGACTTTAGTGCTTATTATGATTTAGATCCTTTTGTTGATTTTGCAAATCGTACTGATGATGCAAGCCAAAACTTTACTAAAAAACTTCAGGAATTAGATCCAAAAGATCCTAAACACAATCTTGTAGCTAAAATGGTTGCTACAAATAAATTGAATTCAAGAGGGTCAAAAGAAGAGAATACTAATTATATTGCAATGATTCAAAAAAGTCAGACACAAGAGGATACTTTACCAGATATTGAAGACGATATAAACCCTCAAGACCCTGATTGGAAAACACCTAATCAAGCTTGGTTAGATGATACTGCAAATAGTCCAGCTGCAAAAGCAGGTCTATCTGATGCTCTTAGGTTACGAGCTAAGGAAAACTATGATCAGTTTAAAGCTGATCGTCAGAAACCTGAGGAACTAACTGAGAAAATAACAGATACAGCTGAGAAAGGTGCTGAGCTTACAGATAGTGTAAAGAATATAGATGGTGCAGTTGGAGATTTTGGTCAAATGATTGATCCAGATAAATTAAAATTTAAAAGTTTATTCGGTAACATGGCATGAGTTACACAGAATCAAGATATAACAG